AGAGGTGAGCACTCTTGATATAGTAACCCAAAACGTTGAATGGAACAACTATGAGAGAGCGGTGGGCTGGGCGGTCAACGCCAACCTCCGTATCAATGACAGGGCTAAGACCTTGGACGAACTCTGCACCCGTATCACCTTGGATGCACAGGCAGGCAACTGTGAGATTGCATTCATTGACTACCTCGGCCTCGTCCGTTACTCTGACCGCCAAAAGACACAGGCGCAGGTCATCGGAGAAATCACGGCCCGTCTCAAATCCGTGGCGAAGGAGAGCAATATACCCGTTGTTCTCCTGTGTCAGTTGAACCGAGAGAGCGCGAAGGAGGGGAGAAGTCCCCAACTGTTTGACCTTCGCGACAGTGGCTCTATTGAGCAGGATGCAGACCTCGTTCTGATGCTTGAACGCCCGAGGGATGACATGGGTACGACCATAGAGGATAGGATTGATATGTGGGTGCGCAAGAACCGTGGTGGAAAGACCTCGTTGGAGAACCCTATCCGCTTGCAGGGTAATAGCAACTATTCGGAGTTCAAGGAGTTAATAACAATAGGGCTTAATGGCAAAGAAGGAGAGTAAATACCCCTGTAAAAACGCCTATACCAAGATATACGAGAAGTTGTTTGGTGGCGAGTGGTGGGCTGAATGGTACTTCCACCCCGAAAGGAAGTGGCGTTTTGACTACGCTTGCCCCGAACTGAAAATTGCGATTGAGGTGGATGGTGGTATCTTTACAGGAGGAAGGCACAGTGGAGGCGTAGGGCAGTTGAAGGATATGGAGAAGATGAATGCGGCATCGAGTGCCCAATGGCTCGTGTTCCATACCACTCCCGATGATATGTTTGACGTTCAACTCCGAAACTTTGTCTCCGAGGCGATAAAATCACGCCAAAACGCAGAAAAGTAAAATTTTTCTTGCTTTTCTCATAAATTTGACTTATCTTTGCCCTCGGATTAGAACAAAAAGCAAAATGAACGTAACGCAACTTCTGAAAGAACTCCGAGACGTGATGGGCTACGAGTTGGACTCCAACGACTTCACGTTTGACTTCGGTTGCACCGATGCCAATTGGGGAGAAATGGAGAGAGACTTCATGTTATCCGATGACATTGAGGCGTGTGTCATGTTCAAGGCCGAAGGATGGAGACACGTTGACAGGGGAGACTACTACCAACCGCCCGAGGAGCACGGAGAAATCACGCTTTCCATTACCCACGCCATCTTCTATAACAAAGATGGGGAACAGGTCGCAGAGCACGATGCTCCTTGGCCCTCCTGTTATAACAAGCAGAACACAATCAAAATCACATTCTAATGGCAAATTTCAGCACCGAGTGGGCGAAGATTCGGGAGAACCAACCCACCATCAGCGAACTCGCAAAGAGCAAGACCAAACTTGACCGCCTCGCAGCCTTCATGCTTGCTGGCAACCCCGTAACGGGTAGAGACATGATTGAGAAATTCAATATCTTCTCCTACCGTGACGCTATCTACGACCTTGGAAAGAAGGGGTACAACATTGACCGCAAGGTTATCACCGCCTCCAACGGCATTGAGCACAAAGTATGGTGGCTCGCTGACTTCTCGGAGGAGTTCGTCAAGGTTCGCAACGGAGAGGCATTCAAATAGTGCAGATTTTCCTTGCGAATGTTAATAATTTTACGTATATTTGTCTAACAAAAACACAAACTCTATGGTACGACAATTCACATCAGACGAGTGGAAGATTATCGCTGACATCGTATCGGCCACTCGCAAATTGCAGGAGGAACTCAACGAAAAGGGTTTCGAGGTTGTTAACTCATTCTCCACGGGTATCTATCCCGCCTGCATCACGTTCGTCGTAAAGCGCAACCACGTGGAAATCTTCTCCGCTTGCATCTTTGACATCTTAGAGCAACAGGAGCGTGTACAAGACGAAATCTTCCGCAAGGGAGCGGAAATCCTCAGCACCGACTATGACGCTCTCGAAATCAAGATTCTCCGAGACCGCCTCGCTCAGTTGGAAGAACATCGTCCCGCCTGTGGTTCTCATTAAGCCATGAAAACAGGTTACTTCATTAACGCATTCTTCGAGGTGGATAAGGTTGACCTTGATTCCGATAGCGCACGAGAACTGCGCAAGGCGGGCAACCTTTTCCCCACCTTGGAGGGAGCGAAAAAGGTACAGAGGGCAATCCATGATACACTACATAACGAGCAGTAAAAACGGGTTCGCTCTTGCAGGTGCTCTCCAACACTACAAGATTCCCTACGACTATAACCCCTACCGCAAGTTCGGGAAAAAGAAAGTCCGCAACGGCTACGGGGCATCGGTGATTGAAATGACCTTGGAGGAGAGTACCAAGCACGAGTGTGTATCTTTGTCCGACCTCCTGTACAGGATGCAGGAGAAGTACAAAACAACGTATGACTTTGCAATCATTGGAGAATTTCACTACTGATGGATAAGCGAAACCTACGTATCGGGGACTACGTTAAAGACCCCAACAACTACGGCTATGTGTGCCGAGTTGGTATAGACGAACTGCGCTATGCAGAGATATTCCAGCCAGCCCCTCTGTACGAGGAGTTCTTCACCAAGAACGGCATCATGCCCGAGGAGGTTGTGGGAGAAACCGCCTACTTCCTCAACAAAGGCCCGATTCTGATTAACGCCCGAAAGAAGGGTGAGACATGGTTGGTAACAGTCCGCAATATGGCTGACAACCGCAAGTTTGATGGAGAAATCCGTCATATCCACGAGTTCCAGCATATATTGGATGACTGCCACGTTAACTTGCGCCTGTTGTCGTGAGAATACGTAGCAAGACCATGATGGGGAGGATAGGGGAGCACGGGGAGTTGAACCTTCATTGGGATGCTCTCACGGCTTTCCTCCAAACCCACAGGGGTAAGGTGGCCATCGTGAGGGTGGAACTGCAACCCGTGGAGGCATCGGAGAAAACCCAAAACTACTTCTTCGGCTATATCATTCCCGAGTTGAAGAACGCCTTCATGGAGAACGGGGAGCACCTCACCAAAGAGGAGACATATAACAAGATACGGGGGCTTTGCCCTCTGTTCATCAGAGAGGATAGGGTAGAGGGGAAATGGAAACGGAGAATAGTGGAGTTTGAGGAACTTGACCAAGCCGAGGCAAACGAGGCTATTGATTGGATAATCCAATTCGCTGCCGAAAACCTGTTTTTTGTGTTAGACCCCCCGATAGGAGAAAAAAACTATGGATAGAAAAGAAAGAGAGCAGTTATACACGGAGTTCAACTCCATCTGCACCAAATACGTGGATGCCTTCTGCACCAAGCACGGCCTTGACAAGCCCGAGCCTCTGAATTGGGTAGGGGACAGGGTTGGAGAAACCATAGAGATTGCCGACAACTTCTATGACTTCAACGACATTCGCTACGACATTGACGAGGGGATTGACGTGGGCATCATTGAGGGCTACATGGAGTATATGTATGACCTCGCTATGTTGGAGTGCCCCAAGACCATCAACTACCGAGCATGGGCCGATGGAGCACCGAGGCCATACACACAGGAGCAACTTGACGCTATCAGAAAAGCCCATAACGAGGTGGCGTTGGCGAAACAATACTTGGAGGACTTGCTGAATGACCGCTAAATACGTCATAACCACGATGGAGGAGTACAACGACCTTCTCAAACGAGGCATAGACGCTTTGTATGACGAGAGGGTGGCGGTGCTTGACATTAACTTCCGTAGGCAACTCCAAAAGGAGAAATTCGGGAGGAACGATGACGAGGGGAACTACAAGTTCTACCAATACTGCCTTTACCACTTCCCACACGTCTGTGAGAACTGCGGAAAGCCCATTAGACACCCTTGGGCGACCAACGTCTCCCATATCCTCACCCGCGGGGCACACCCCGAAATGGCTCACGACCCACGAAACATAAATATTTTATGTGCTGAATGTCACGAACTTTGGGAGCACAAAACAACTCGTGATAGGCTCAGAATGTGGTTCGTGGAGAAAAACGAAAGAACGATAGAAGAACTAAAAAGAGAATACAATGTTGGAGAGATTGAGATTTAGAATTATCGCTTGGCTACTGCGCCACGCTGACTTCATGCTTGTAGTAGATACACCCTACAATGACGGAACGCACGATGGGATGGTGATGGAAACGCTGTCCTACGACCAAGGGGGCAAACCTGCCATCATCGGGGTTTTGGCCTCCTGTATGGAGAACCGCCCAGCCGTGACCGAGTGCGTCTTGGATGCCGTTATCAGACACCTGCAACGCTATGAGGTTGACTGCAAGAACTTCATCCAAAAATTGTACGAGAAGAAATAAAAACCTATAAGAAATGATAAAAATTTATAGATTCGGAAAGTTCGTCAACCAAGTGGTAAACTTCATCATGCAGGAGAGAAACCTTTCCTACAAGGACGCTCTGAACTATCTTGAAAGCAAATACTGTAACAACTAATACATTCGCATTATGGCACAGAAACTCACAGGTATGCTCAATTTGAGCAAAATCCCCAAAAAACTCCTTTATGAGACCAAGAACGGGGACAAGGCTATCTTCATTGACATTATCAAGAAGAAGGATGGAGAGGACAAATACGGCAACACCCACACCATCGCCCTTTACGACAAGGAGAACCGAAAGAACATTTTCCTCGGTGACCTCAAAGTACAGGAGTACGGCCAGCAGGGTGGCGGTAAGTCCCAGCCTTCCAAACAGGGGGAGAGCGATGACCTGCCCTTTTAGTAACTCGTTAATACACAATGAGTTACGAGAAACAAATAACAAAAATTCTCGGTGAGCACACGGAGAGAGAGGGCGAGGTCGCAAGCCTCGTCCTT